AACAATATCTTATATCTTCATCTAAATCCTCTCCACAAGCACCACAATTAAATCTTTTTGCTTCAGGTTGTTCAAAATAATCTTCACATTCATCACATATATATCCTTCAGGTTCAGCGTGGTCTCTACAACTATAGCATAATCCGGTATCTGATATTTCTGCCCCACAACAATAGCTTAATGTTTCTAATTCATATTCTGAATTACAACAGGGACTTGTTAAATTAGTTTTACTCATAGTTAGTTTTTTTAGTTAAAGTTCGTGGCAAAGATATTCTTTTACATACAAACACCAAACTTATTTATACTTTTTTTTAAATAAAGTTGTATATTATTACTTTTACTATAACTATTACTATAACTATAACTATAACTATAAGGGTTTAGGCAACCCTTGACCAACTGTTCATTAAGGGTTTATTTAAAGTAGTGAGTTAATCTAGCTACCTGACCACTTTGTTTATCGTGAATGAATCCTTCACACGCTCGTGGTACTCCACAAAATCCTTTAGCTGAGTGCCAACTGTCTGCCGAAGATGGGCTTCTCATATATTCAACTGTAACACCTATAAAATCTTTTGCATCTAACCATTTATGTTTTATTTTATGATGTAAATGATGTAAATACCAATACCTATATTTGGTTTCTGCCCATTCTTTTGGTTTCTCATTAGCCATTAATAATGGTAATTTATCCATCTTAGCAGAATCTCCATGTTCTAATCCTATTAAATTTAATCCATACACATAATATTTACGAGCTGAAACGCTTATATCAAACTTAACGTCATCTGCTTTTCTGAACCAAGACTTTAATGTGTGTGCTAAATGAAATCCACTTTGATAATCATGGTTACTCATACTGTGTAATACATCTACCGGTGCTACTTCCCTTAACATCTCTACGCATTTTACATAAAGCATTAAAGCAATCTCATAATGCTCCCACCATTTTTTATCGGTGTCCTGATACGTACCTCTAGTAGTTGCTGAAAGCACGGAGTCCGTGTGGAGTATGTCATTACCAATACAGAATAATACCTTATCAATATCAAAACCCTCAGCTTTTTTTATAAGACCTTGTACTCCTTCTAAAACTCTTTCTACAGCAGTTTCACAGTCATATTTTTCTCCTGTTTCTAATGCACTAGCATACTTACCAATATGAATATCAGCAGGATTTATTACGAGTAAATGATTTCCTTTTTTTCTTTCAATTTTTTTATAGTCAGGAGAATATCCCTCTATAAATTTATTTACGTTGTCAAATATTTGTTGCTCATCTAAACCATAGTCTTCTTTTGTAACTATTGAGAATCTATAATCTCCACTTGCTGATTGCCAATGCTTAACGGAAACAACATCTTTTTGCTCTATCCCTCTTTCAGATAAATGCAGGTCTAATGCTGAGTTATCATTGATATTGTCTACTGATTTTGCTCGGTGCTTATATATAAGATTTTCTTCATCAGTAGATAATCTTAATCTTCGTCCATATTCTTTCATTTAAAATTTATTAGTTTGTAATGTCAGCAGTTTCAACGCCTTATGCACATACACAGCAGTTTCAAGGTGTTTTTAGGTTGCACAAGGTACAAAAAAAATTATAAACAAGACGCAAAAAAAGGGGAAACTACCCCCCTTTCTTCTAACTAAAACTATTATCAAACTAAGAATACCATATGTAACTAGCAAATGGTAGGCAAATATACTAATTTATTTTTTAATATCAGCAATTCCTTGTCCTAATATTAAAACTAATAAAGCTTGGAATATTTGTTCAGCAACTAAAATATCTACACCTAGAAAAGTTACCAATGCGGGAACTAATACTGAACCTACTGCATACCAAAACTTTTTACTCTTGAACATTTGTCCGATTAAGAACTTACTTAGAAATTTTTTCATTTTATCTGTTTTTAATTATTAAATTTATGTTTAAACTTAGATTCTTACCTAATATATATTTCATTAAATAAGTGTGAGCTATTTTACTATCTAAAATTTTGTCAGGTTCTTCTGCTCTATGAGAGCCTGTTAATATACATCCTTTGCTATCGGATGGGACATTACCCCTGTGGAATAAGATGTGAGAACGGCTATCTACATTCTCTACTAGCAAGTGAACATAGTCTCTGCTTCCGCTCTCTCTAGCTAATCTTACCCTGCATTTGTAATCTCCTTTAGGTATACAAGATACTCTTTTTTTATTGTTATTCCAAGGCAATTCTAAAGTATGGGAAATAAATTCTCCATTACAGTAGAGCTTACCTATAACTGAATTTTCTGTAAACGTATCTCGAATAATTAAGAGACCTGCTTTTTCTTTATTGCACTCTTCTTTAATCATCTTTAATATAAATTCTTTTATTATTTTTATCACGTAGTCTTAAGTACTGTTAAAATTTCTACATCTACTGCAGCCGTATCAGCAGCAGCCTTTATAAATTCAACATCTACAGGGACAGGGTATGATTCTGCTATTGCACTAGTAGAAGCTAATAGTTTTCCATTCTGTAAAGAAAATGATTCCCCTGCTTCTAGTTTTACTGTAATAGAGTTATTTGCTGTTTGAGACTCAATATTCAATAGAATATAATTTTCGTCGTCTAAGTTTGTTACTCTTACGTATTTAAACTGACTTGCTATACCTTGACCTTGTTGATTAGCTGTTTGATACCAAAATAAATTAGTCCAGGTTAAAGCTCCTTCAGCAGCTTTTAGAGCTACATTAAATATTCTTTGGTCTGCAGCATCACAATCATTAGCTACATAAGATGATGTTCCACCATAAGAGTTGGAATTTAAAACTATAGAATCGTTTATAGATACAGAAAAATCGCTTGGTGTTATTGTTGTTGCCATTTTATTTTATTTTTTTGTTTTTTTATATTGATTATATAATGTAATTATTATAGCTAAGCTAAGTGATATTGTAGTCAATATAGCATTAAAGTCTGCAATTCCTATTCCTATTGCTCCTAAATTTGTTGTCCAAAGTAGTACTGTTTCTTTCACGCTATCTTGTATTGTTGTTTTCATTTAATTTGTAGAATACCCTAACTCTGTTATTACTGTTACTGTAGATGCACTTCCTACTGAGGTAAGTTCTCCATCCACAATTCCCTTAGCCATTATAAAAATATGGTCTCCTTTAGATATATTTGTATTTGTAAAGTCACTAGGAACTATTAAATCAGTTGTAAGTACCTTATCATTACTATCCATTCCTTGAACTACCTTTTCAAATAAAACAGTAGGGTATACTGTTGTTGCTGAATTAATAGGCGTATACTTTACTAAAGCCACAGAAAACGTAGTGTCTACATCTGCATCATTTGTAACCTGAATTCTACATCTATTTATTACAGCATCTTGAGATGCACAAGGAGCAAAGATTCTAAAGAATAGGTTTTGGTTTACTAAAGTTACAGAACTTATTGTAGGGCTGCCATAATCTTGATTCATATCAAATGGAGCTTTATTGTTATTATTAACTGAAGATGGAAATTTATAATTAGTAGCTAAAGTACAGTACCCCGTATTGATAATAGTATCTGTTTTTATATATGATTTACTTACCCACTCTAATTGTCCTGAGTTATTCTTAGAGCATAAAGTATCATTATTGGCTAAAGATAATCCTTTAGGATTATGAAGATTAGGTTCACTTAAATATGCGTGTTCGTTACTTGCCATTTTATAATTTTTTAATTACAATTACAATCGTTATTATAGGTATTATTATAGCCATTGTTATAGCAAGAGCCACAAACACCATACATATTTCTATCATATATACTATCATACATTATTATTCCATGATTTTTCCAAACCTCATTACCTGAACAGCCTTTGTTAGCATCATAAGTAGGAAACAATCCTGCTTGGTCAGTTCCATTTATATAATCCATCATATCAGTTAAAAATAATTGACCTTTCCTATAAGTACTTTGTCTATATACGTTTAATTCGGCAGGACTAACTGCAGCAGCAAACTCGTCTAAATTTGTAACAACACCTGCTGAAGAACTGTTATTTTGTATTTCTAATATAACTTCAAATCTAGTCATCCAACATAAAGCAGGAATAAGATAATAAGTCATAAGGTCTTGATTAGCAGTAGTTAATGTTCCTGCGTTGTTTTGTAGCTTTAGCTCTCCATAAAACTTAACACCTATTAATGATTTTATATGAGCCAATTCAGCCATAACAATCGTGTCATTAGATATTAAATAAGGGTCTGTATTAGCATTAGTAAATGATTGAGATATTACCTCTCCTGCTGTTGCTAATGGAATATATTGTCTTAAATTTGCCATATTATTCTTTTATTATAGTTTCATCATAATCCTCTTCATCTTCCAATTCATAATTCTCTTGTTCATCAATCTCATTATCATCAGTAATTATTACCTCTCTGTCTGCAATAAACATATCTCCATTTTCTAGCATTGGCAAGTCTTCATCTAACATTCTTCTTTGTTCGTTTATGGTAAGAACAGTTTTAACATCTATCTCATTAGCATAAGATACAGGTGGCTCATAATGTATTTTTAAGTCTTTAGGGTCAAATCCTAACTCATTATATAAAACCTTTCTAATCCCATTTAACAGTAATTCAGATGTGTCTTTAATAACTGTAGTCATAGCTAAGTCATAAGCTATCCTAATTTCACTTCCTGTATTATTCATTTTACCTGAACTAACAATACCACTCAAGGAAGGTTGCCATCTATGAGCTGTTATTATGTTTTGGTCGGTAACTCTTTGTAAGTCTAACCAACTTCCTTCTTGGTCGTCTTTTATAACCTGAATATTAGCAGGAGTAGTATCTCCGTTTTTAACGATAAACATAATCTTGCCATTATTTCCCTCTCCTACAAATTTCTTTTGTGCTTCTTTAACTAATTTCTTAGCTTCTTCTTCTCCCATATCCCCATTAATCTCAACGATTGCTGAAGGCTGAAAACCATTTTTAAATTTAGTATGATTCCATTTTCCAATTTCAAAATCAACTGCAATATGTTCTAATGCAGCAACATAATCAGGAAGACCATAAAAATTGAATGTAGGTTCGTAGTCTTTAAAATGAACTACAAATTTATTGTGTGCTACTCTAGGGTATATAGGAAGTCTTGTTATTTTTTCGTCATTGTCCCAATATCTACACCAATCAGAATTGATATATATTTCTTTATTGGTTTTTGAAATTCTTACTTTTGTTGCGTCTAAATGATATAGATTTATACCTCCATCATATATAACGCACTCCATATAAGAGTTTCCAAATGTATAGTAATCATCAGCAAGTTTTTTAAAAACATCTCTTAATGATTCGTGGTCTGCATTTACATCTTCTACAAACCTTTCAAGTTCAGGATTGTTGCAGACAAACTTAGCACCACTTGTGAATATAGTTTTCTGAGCAAGTACTGAACGATTAGTAGATGATTTTCTTTTTAACTCAGCTAAATACTGAGGAAATAAGTTATCATCTCCAAATGGAACATACTTAGTACTAAGAGTTTTAATATTTTTTGGTTCTGATATATTTTGAGGTACTGCTAAATTAAATACACCAAACTCATATACATTATCCTTACTATTCGATGATGTCTTTACTTGGCTTTTTGGCTTTACTGATTTTTTTCTCACTTGATTTCTCCGTTTTATTTATAAAAGCTTCTGCGTTATTGAATTCTTCGTAAGCTCTAGCTATATCTGACTCGCTAGCATTATCCCAACATATAGTCATAGTACCTCCATTTCCGTCTTGAAATTGACTACAAGAACCCTTTCCTAGCCACTTCTTTTTTACCTCATACTTTGCCATACTTAAATATAATTTAATTATTTGTAAATCTACACTATTTTTTTCATTACACTTACACATATGCAAAAAAATATAAGCAAGAGGTTTTTACGCCTCTCGCTTTTATTATTTAATTAACTCAGCAGTTTCAGACTATGCTAATGCTGCTTGGTCATTTGTTGCTGCATAAGTAATTGTTCCTGCATAAGTTCTTGGAGTTTCAAAAGAAGTTGCTACTAAAGTAACTGTAGCTCCATTTCCATCAACAAAATCAGCTCCACTTGTAGATTCAAGTGTCATTGAAGCATAAGTTTTATTGTACTTCCAATATTCTGCACCTGCTCCTGTTCCTGGATAAGTTTCACTAATACCACAAGTCAAACTAGTTCCACTTCTAAATTCTCCAACTGCTACAATACACTTGTTTTTCATATTTTCTAATATTGCAGATGTTGCTGAAGTAATATTTGGAATATACCAAGAAACTGTAGTTTCAAATTTAGTAACACCATTTTCTTTAGTGGAAGTTGTTCCCCAAGTTGCTGTATTTGGTTTTAACTGAAACATTGCCCAAGTCCCATAAGTAAGTGCTGTATACTCGTGAGTTCCTGCTGCTCCTTCTGTTACCGCAGTTAAGTTTTCAATATCTGTTACAAAAATATTATTTAATCCTCCTACTTCTACTAATGCTGCACAATCTAATGCTATACCTGTATCTATTGCCATTTTATTTTATTTTTTTAAGGTTAAAGTTGTGGGGGTTTTGACGCCCCCACTTCTATTAATTGATTATACTAGCATTCCTCCATTTACTAAAGAGTTCCAACCGAATTGGAAGCCCATAGTAAAGTAAGCTCTAATTTTCATATCTTCTGCTGACTCGTCATAGAACATTTTGAAGTTGTTCTCAGGAGCAGTAACATCTGAACCTATAAATAAGTTAGATTTAGCTGCATAAATACAACCTTGAGTACTCTGATTAGCTCCTGTAGTAGTAAATAATGCAGGTGGTGCTGCTGCTAATGCAGTAAATGAAGTATCCCACTCATACATTGGAACAACCT